TTTTGCACCTTCTTCTGAACTCATTCCAAGAGCTAATGATGTGTCGATGATTTGATTAGATACATTTAATGCTTCATCTCTTGAAAAACCAAATTCTTTTGTTAAAGACTTTGTAACACTCAATACATCTTTCATGTTTTTGCCTATTTTAGCAGCTTCAACATTGGTTTCTAATGCGGCCCTTTTGAATCTTTCGTTTTGCATTCCAATAGCACCAAACTCTTCACCGATTTGTCGTGTTAATGCATTGAACTTTGTAAATAAACCTACTATTCCAGTGCTTAAACCGAACATTCCCAATAAACTCACAGCACTACTGTTGAGACCTTTTATCATCTCTTTTGTTCTTGTTAATTTTTCCTTTGCTAATTCAGCATTCTTTTTTTCAATGTCATTTTCTTCCATTTTTTTAGTAACTATTTGTCCTATTGTAAGATATGAATCCCTTTGGACACTATGATTTATTTTGGCATAATGGGTAGCTTTTTTTGCTATATCACCTTGAATTTTCTTTAATTTATTATTGTCTTTTTCACTCTGAGCGGCTTGAGTTAAAAGTTTAGCTTGGTCTAATAAAACATCTCTTGCATCATCATCTGCATTAATTATTTTTTGTGTTAAATTTAATAATTCTTTTTTTAAATCTATTTGTTCTTTTAATTCTTCGTTTGCCATTACTTTATCCTATGAAGTCATCAATGGTTACTTTTTTGGGTTTGTATGGTTTGTAATTTGGACTAATTTCTGAAGCTGTTTTATTAAAATCATCCCAAAGGTCTTTGATTTCTTTATTAAGGTCATCAACTTGTTTTAAAACTTTTTTGTCTTTTTTCATACTACGAACAACTAATTTATCAGCTATTTTATTACGAAGTTTCTTTAAGAAATTTTCTGATAAAATGTTATCATTATCCATATATGATTTTTTCTTTGACATAATACTCTCCTAATTAGATGTATCTATTCATATATAAATATCAAAATTGTGAAAAATTACCTTTTAAATCTTGGATTGATTGATGGTTTTGAAGACTGTCTTGCTTTTTGATTTTGTTTTTTTATTTCTTCGTTTTCTTTATTACGAGTATCAACCAATTGTTTGTAATAAAAGTTTCTTAAATATATGGGCATATCATATACATCGGAATGTATAAATCCTTTTCCATAATACATTAATTGAAATATTTGTTCGTGAAGCTTTGGTTTGTCCTTAGGCGTCAGGCCAAAAAAACCCAACCGTCATCGGTATATTTACCTTGACGGACTCCCCTTCTATATCTATTTCTTGTTCTAATTCAATGTCTGGTGAAACTCTTTGTATTTCTTTTCTTAAATGCATTGAATCTCTTGCGAGTAAATTTTGAACAAAACCATTAATTGTAGCTTGTGAATCATCACCATCAACTGATGTAATGGTATGTCTTAGTCTTGTGGTTAACTCTGGTTTTACTTCAGCGTTAATTTTTTCCGAAGCTTTTAGTTCTTCATTTATCATTATTTCTTCTTTACCAGTTAATAGTTTGAAAGTAACTTTTTTCTTAGATATTGGTAAATCAACTTCAAATTTATTTTCTGTAATTCCTTCTGGTAATTTTTTAAATGGACAATCAGCTAAATTAAAAGTTTTGTTTATTTTTTTACCTGTTGGAGTTGTTACCTCACAAGTGTATTCTGGACCATAGGCTAAAACTCTAGCCGCTACCATTACGGCATTTTTGTCACCAAGTATTAAATCATCTGATTTCACACCAGGTGTTAAAATTAAAGAATCCATTAATCTATCAATCACCACACCTTTTTTAATTAAATTCTGTGATGTCAATATATCTTCTTCTTTTGCTGTCATGTATTTTATTTCTATTTTACCATTAGAACAAGGATGTTCTTTTGGATATAACTTACCCTCACTTGGTAAATCAATTACTTCACTTGGGAATTTACTTTCTGCCATTTTACACCTCCAGTGCTCGTCTATACCAACCTAACCAAAATTTCTCTTGATTTGGTTTATTTATAACTATGTTTGCGAATCTTAAAACTCTGTATGCTCTCACTCTTTCTAATGAGATATATTGTACAGCGTTTAATGTAGCTGGTCCTAAACCACCATCTACTTCAATTTTGTCTTTGTTTTTAGAATTAGCAGCTTGTTGTAAAACCTTAACAGCACCTCTTCTACCAAAATTAACACACATATCAAAGTATATATGTCTTAATTGTGGGGGAAGTTCATCACACTTACCTCGTCTCCAATAGTCTGTATGATATATTTTTTTAGCTTGTTCTTTGGTAAGATTTTTAATGTCCACATCAGGATACCATCTTTTAGCGATTCCATATTTGGTTTCACCACCAGCATCATCAGGGTCATTCACATAACCACCTTCGTGTTCTAAAACTATGTCTATTATTTCTTCAAATGTTGTTTTCATTTTAACATCTCCATATATAAATATATATAAAATAAAAAAACCCTTGATTTTTATTTCAAGGGTTCTTTCATATATTAGTTCAAGTATTTATTAGAATTTAAGGATTGCGTAATCATATCTTAATGTTAATGATATTTCAACAGGGTCTGATGAATCAAATGCTAAATCACCAAAGTTAGCTGATTGAATATACGCACCTTTTAGTTCCCATTCTTCAACCACAGCACCTACTGGGTCTAAAAGGTTAAATGTAATATCTTTTTTATAAAAATCAGAGTATCCATCTCTACCAGTTACTGATTCGTGGTGTAATCTAACCCACTCAATAACTTGTTGAGCAGCTGATGGAACAACTGGGTCATATAACATAATTTCTAAAGGTTGCCATCTTGACTTACCTTTAACATATCTTGTTACATTCATATGTTCTAATACAACTTCATCTGATTCAATTGATGGTCTGTTCATTGACTTAATTAAATAAGCGTTGATACCATCTATTTGCATGATAAATCTATTTTTGAGCTTTGGCTCAAAGGGGGTAAACATAATATCTTGTGGTTCTAATAATTCAGCCATTTATATTCTCCTATTAAATACTTAAACCTTTAATTCATATATAAATATCTAAAAATATAAAAAAAAGGGACTTATATTTCTATAAATCCCTTTTTCTTTAGTTATTTAACTAACTATTACTCTGGAAAAGAAGCACCTGTAGGTTGTATTGTAAAGTCTAATACAATAAACTCAGCAGTTCTTGTTGGTTGTAAGAATAATTGTCCAACTAATTGATTTCTATCAATTGTATCTGGTGTATTATTCGTTTCATCCATCACCACTCTAAATGCACTTAAACCACTTTGTGATTGTACATTTTCTAAGAATGGATTTACAATTCCTAAGAATCTTCTTCTTGTCGCCGCTGTATTTTGTTCAAATACAAGGAATCTTGAAGAAGAAGCTATGAACTTCTTAACTCTGATTAATAATCGTCTTACATTTATTCTATCCAATGCAGAATTTTTCTTTTGAAGAGTCTTCTGTCCAAACACCGTTACACCTTGTCCAGGGAAAGTTGCGATTGGATTAACATTTGAATCATACAATGTATCTCTATTTCCTTGAGTTAGTTTTCTTTCAGCTTGTATAGCAGTTGTGATTCCACCACGATTCAATCCAGCTGGAGCAAACCAGGGGTGTGCAACTCTATCGTTGAATGCGTAAACACCACCTAATACAACTGATGGTGGCACCCATCTTTGAGTTCCAGCAACTTGTGAATCAGGTACTTTAACCCAAGGCCAATACATAGCTGCGAAGTTTGAATCAACAGATTCAGCTTGTGTTGTAGCGTCACCGACATTTTTACCATAAATAACCGGGTCAACAATTGCGAAACAATCACCTCTATCTTCACACACATCAATAGCTTTGTTAGTTATGGTTGAATGTTCACCATGAATCACACCAGGTAAAAGAATTAAATTAATATCATATTCATCTTGATTTGATAATAAATTTAAAGCTTCAATATAACCATCTGTACCTTCAGCTCCAGCATTACCTAAATCAAACCCTTGTGAATTGTTTTCTGATATAAATTCATAGAAATTAGCAGGTGTAACACCTGTTTTAGTTCCATTATGATTACCTAAAGCATCAAATCCACTAAATCCATCAGCACCACCACTAAATCCACCATTTGATGAACCACTACCTGGATTAGGTAAAGAAGCGGAATCTGCAGGTACTCTAACATTTCCGTTTTCATCTAAATAGTCAATAGTTTGTTTCACTTTTTCAACAGTTACAAATCTTGATTTATTTGGATAAGAGCCAGTTAATTGTAAGAATTTTTGTGTTCCATCACTTCTAACAGTTTGTCTTTGGTCACCAATTGCTTTTGCAATATAATTGTTTGAATTAGGGTCAAGGTTGATACCTGTATAGGACTCTAATGTTTGTTTTCTTTTACTATTATCATTACCAGCTCTAATTAATAAAGTAAATGTTCCTTTTTTAGAATTTACATTTGTAACTTCATATCTAATATTGTGTTTTGAACCACTTAACAATACATTGTTAGTGTTAGCAGCTGTTTGAGCGTTGTTCATTATTGTTCCATCAGCGATAGTTTTTAATACAAATGAATTAGCTGATGAACCACCAGCGTTTGTTCCACTTGATAATGTCAATTCGTCTCTAAATGAAGTACCTGAACCAGTATCAATAGAAATATCATTTCCATTACTACCCGCGTCCGATGCTGTAAATTCGAATCTTCCGTGAGTTGCTGTTTGTGTAAAACTAGCCGATACACCAATGTTAGCTGTATTGATTTCATTTAAAAGTTGTTGTGCTCCACCTGCAGCACCTGAACCTGTTACAGAACCCGTACTAAAAAAGAATACTGGTGAACTATCTACTGGTATTCCACCAACAGGGTCAGTCGCTATAAATCTAAACTCCGTCCCACCAACAGTGATTTGAACTTCGTCATCTTGTCCTGTAAGGAAAGTTCCTGCTATGTTAAAAGAACCAGTTGCTTTCGTAGCAGCTGCTGTACTACCAGTTGTTCCAACATTAGCAGTAGCTGGTCCAAATGTACCATCCATTACTCTTACTACGGTTAATGTATCTGAATTTTGTAAATATTGTTCTGCTGCATGTGATGTTAAGAATTGAACTGAATCCGAACCTGATTTAAACACATCTCCGAATTTCGCTTGGAAATCAGAATATGATGTTACAACGGTTGGGATTCCTGCAGGACCTTTGAGTGTTGGTCCAACAAGAGCAGCTCCAATATCAGCCACAGCGGAAGGTAAAAACGTCTGGTCTATTTCATTTGTAAATACACCAGGTGAAATTATCTTTTCGGCCATTGAATTTCTCCTAAGTTAACTTTTTAATTTTTGAGGTAAATACTATTTTGCGCATTAGTATTATTCATATATAAATATATGAGTTAATCCCCAAACAATGATTTTTTTTTATTATACAGATTTATTTGGTGTAAACACACCTGTTTCAGGATTTAAAGTTCCATCACCATATTTTTTGGTGACTCCATCAAGAAATTTCTTTTCTTTATCTTGAATTGATTTTAAAGCGTCTTCTAATTCAACTTCTTGTTCATCCAATCTGATTTGAGCCATTTTTAATTGTCCGAATTGATTTTGAACATTTAAATAATTTTGTTGTATGTCTTGAACTTGTTTAAGTTCTTCTTCTGTGAATTTTACTTCTTCTGGCATTATAACCTCCATTTGTTATATAACTATATATAAATATATATAAATTTTGAAAACGAGTAAATTATTTTCCTACTTGTTCGTTTGTGGCGTCACCTTCTTGTTCAAAAGTAACTCTAGAGGGTGTTGTGAATTTTTTCATATTGGATACTTTATTTGTTATTACTGAATTTAGATATTCGGGTAATAAATAAGCTTTTGTTGTAACACTGAATGTTGATTTAATGAATCTCTCACCATCTTGATTCATTTCTGATGCGTCTGATACACTATCAATTGTACATAAGAATTTATTATTAGTTCCATCACCCCAATAAGTATGTGATTGGTCTACAAAAGACTCTACTAATGGATTCATTTGTTCTATAAAGTTTGTCCATAGTACAAATTCATAAGTTACATCTGAATAATTTGGCATTCCAGTAACTACATTTTCAAATACAGGTTGAACTCCTTGTTGAACTGAAAATCTATCATATTGGTTTTCTTTACTCCATCTTGAATTTCTCACCACATCAACATATTGTTTTCTAACATCATGTGGAAAAGATTGTCCTGATAAATCGTTTCTTGAAATCTCTGTTCTTCTTAACATTATTAATGGTAAAATTAATGAATTGTTTTTATCTCTCAATACTCCTCTTTTTCTAACAGCTTTCCATCTTTCCTCATTACCATAATAAACAGGTATTTTAAAAGTTTCATTGGCTTCTTTAACTCTTGGTTTCATTACATTTTTTACATGATTTAAAACCGCAGTGTCAACATCTTTTAAAGTAATTGCATAATTTTCTGAAAAGTTGTTACCTGGTATAATAGTGGTTTCTCTATTACCACGAATTGTTGTACCTTTAGTGGATACTTCATTAGCTCTATTAACTAATTCTCTATTAACTACTTGTTTATTTGTTATTTTATTAACGGCCATTTCGTCTTCTCAGTTTTTTAAGTTTATCAAGTTTATTGTTCACCTTACCTTTTACTTCTTCTGATTTAATTGCTGACATATCTACTTTACCAATCGCAATCTCTTTTTTAATATCTACCTCAACGGCTTTCACACCTGTTTGACTTGGTGAATCAAAGTTATCTAACTTGTTCATCAACTTACCCATCATTTGTTCCATTTGTAAGTTACCATTTGGTTCAGGTGTGTGAGTATGTTTTCTTTCACCATAAACATCTTCATCATCCATTACATTACCACTCACTTCAACCTTTGGTTTAGGTGTTTCCTTGTAGTTAGGATTAGAAGTATCAAACTTCGTAATTTTTTTATGTGTTATTTGTTGAACTGCCATTGTTTATCCTTAAATACCTGTTCTTGACATAAAATAGTTTTGTAATTTTGAAAGCTCATCACTAGTTAAAGCTCTATCATAAATTGCCATTTCATATATATGTCCTTCGAATCCCGTACCACTATTTGAAAAACCAAGTTCATTAATGGTTTGTAAAATGTTTTCATCATAATCATCATTTGTTCCTAATGATGTTCTGTTTAAGAACCACTCCACTTGTCCAAATCCATCATCACTATTGTGTGCTTTCTTTCTACAAGTTAATAAATGTTTTGTTTCTTGTGGAATTGTACCATCTGCAGGTGTAACTGCTGTAGTTACACTATCAGTCCCATCATTAGCCACGACTTTAAGTTGTGCTCTATTAGCATTAATATATAAAACCTCAATCAAATCATTTCCAGCAGTATCTCTTAATAACACTTGACGATTCTCATCATCAAATTCAAGTGCAAAAAACAATGTAAATTCAGATAAAGCTAAACCAGTTGTAAAATCCATATGGTCTAAATCACTACCCCCTCTTTTAAATTGTAAACTCTCTTTCGATGCATTGTACTCAGGTTGTGCATTAGCAGTACCTTGTGTTAAATGATTACCTTTACCACTTAAATCAGACCATTGACTAACATTGTCTTCATTTGAAAAATTAGATAATGTTGAGAATGAATAATAACCTTGTAAATTATCAAATTTTAATGGTTCTAATCTTAAATCGGGTTCATCACCTCTACCTGTGCTATAATGTCTAGCTTCATTCAAATTAGCCTTTAATGATATTCTTGATTTATCAGCTATCAATTGACTTTCGTTAAATATTTTTTTAGCTATCGTTTCATCTAATTGAAACAAATAATTACTTTCAGGTATTTTTAACCACTGATTCCAAGTTAATTTTTCACTACCTTGTTTTTCTCTTGAAATTTCTGTTAATGTTGCAACTAATTTAAATGTACTTAAATTATTTGTTTCTTTTAAAAATTTATCAAATTCATCTTTTCTATCAACTATTATATCTTGAAAACTTTTAGCTTTTTCTAATTTAGCTTCTAATATAGAATTTTCTTGTGATAAACTTGAAAGATGTGTTACCTCTTTTGATAATGAATATACTTGTCCGTTTAAATTTGTAATTTCTTCTTTTTTCTCTCTTAATTCTTGTCTTACATTTTCATTAACTTTAATGTCCTTTTTTAGATTAATAATTAAATCACTAGCTTCTTTTAATTTATTTAAAGAGTCTTTTAATTTAGTTTTATAATTGTCAATCTTATCATTTTTAGATACCAATGCTTTTTCATATGTATCTAAATTATTTACATACTCTTGATATACTATTTTTCTTTCTGTCTTAACCTCGTTAACAACTTTTTTACTATTCTTAGTTTCGTGATTTAATTTATAATTTAACTTATTAAGTTTTTCATTTAATTGTTTATTAATTTTTTTAGCTTTTTCTATAACCTTATCTTTGTAAGA